ATGGTGCTTGATCATCTCTTTGCACCGTTGAGAGACTTTCATTTCTTGCTGAACGCTTGGCTTCCAAACCAGAAACTGATGATCAACGTCCAGATAGTTTGCGTTTCATCGTCCCAAAGGTTATTCAGCATGATCTGAAAATCTACGGCGTGATGCCATGCATAAGCAAATCCAGCCACCTCAACAAACACCAGCAGGAGGAACATACCGTAAGTGATGTTGGGCCTTACGCCCGCCCGCAGATTGATCACCCACTGGCTTGCACCTTGACCAATGGCTATGTCGTGCGCGTACAGGGCGCTGCGCTCGGCTGATGCAGCTTCAACCATCTGCCCCTCAAACTTGATCTCCTCCACCCGCTGCATGACTTCAAAGCCAGCTTTGCGGAGTTCCAGTTCGCGCTCTGTCTGGAGCCTTGCCATCGTGAGTTCGTGGGTCTTGTCTGCGCGGTCTTGGAAAAAACCAAGCACCTTGGGCAAGCCGCCAGCAAGGAAACCAAATAGCGATGAGAGTAGGGTTAGCATCATTTGTCCTTTAGGTCAAAACTCAGGTTTGCATGGCGGGGGTACTGAACCACACGCTCACCCTCCGGGCATTTGTACTTGATCGTTGCCAGCAATGTAGCTGAACCCGGCGCAATCTTCTCTTTTCTCACCATCGTGAGTTGGTACGTGAACGTGTCAATTGTTGGCCCTGCTGGGCCGCTGAACTTGCTCGCCGTAGTCGTTGCCTCATGCACCATACCTGCGGCGTCACGGATGCTGGGGGTAAAACTCTCCACGGAGCAGTCATCCCGCTTTTTGATCCGGGCCACTGTCACATTGATAGGTTGCCCCGCCGCTGCCACAATTTTAAAATGCTCTGGTGACCACTCAAGGATAGCTCGGTCAAACCACCCAAACTTGTCTGCCAACGTGTACCCGCCGCCAATGGCTGCAATGCTGGCTGCGACTGCTCCAATGGCTTTGGTAAGGTCAATCATTTGTCCCGCCTATTCCACATTTCAAATAAAGCCTTGATCTTCTCTTCCAGTACCGCCACGCGCAAATCCAACTTTGCCAAGACGATAATCAGGGTGATCAGCGCCAGCAGGATCGGCCATGCTTTGGATAGGACTTCAAATAAATCCACATCATCGCCCAAATGTCAAAGAGGCGTAAACGATAGCGGACATGGAAACAATCAAGACACCCGTGGTCTTCATAATCACGCCCTCAAGCCTTTTGAGCCGCGCATTGATCTGTGCATACCTCTCAGCACAAACGGCCTCGTGGCTCGTCAATCGGATGTCTATTTCACTCATGGTGCGTCAGGCCAAGTTATGGTCCAAGGAAATCCAGCCTGTGCTGGGATGTCTCGCAAGGCTTGGCAGTAATCTTTCCACGCCTGTGAAGGTGTCATATCACTGCGAAACCGCCAATCAGTCTCAGTCAGCTTGTCATCCCGGCTGGTGCGTATCGCCTTGGCTTGCTCTGCGTCCTTGCTGGCCTTGTAAGCAGCCTCTTGCTCGGCAGCAGTTGAGTCTGCTGTGTCGGTGAAAACAGGGCCGAGGATGTACTTGGTGTACCACTTGCCATCAATCTGCTCAACACCAGCCGCTTGGCTGTACTGGTAGACCGTCCCGCCAGAGGCTTGTGGGCCTTCAAAGACTACATCAGCGCCTAGTGCTGTCAAGACCTCGGTTGTCGTTGTGTCCCACGCTGGGCCACCATTGGCTTTTTGGTATGCACGAAACTCTGCCTCGTACATTACCTGACCGTCATTTGTTCTGATTTGCATGATGTGTCCTTATGCGATTGCGAGTCCAATGTAGGTTGCAGAAGTTACGTTAACGTCTGTTGCTGATACCTGATTAACAATAAACCCTGTGTTGTCAGTATCCACGCTGTCGTCTGTCGTGACTTCAGCGGCTGTTGAATTAAGGCTGAGGTGTGGATCATTCCCTGCCACAATTCCCCTTGCGCTGTCCCAGACGTACCAATCACCAGTTGAGTCTGTACGCTTAATCATTACGAATCTTGACCCGCCTGTGAAGCCACAGTTAATTGTCTGTGATGAGCCGTTGCCTGTATATGAAAACACTTTGGACACACCAGCACAGGTTGCGAAGAGGTAGGCTACATATGTAGAGCCAGAACCATTTACCCAATTAGATGTACCAAGCGAAAAAACAGAAGAAGTAGGACTTGTGTCATTCCACCTTGTTGTGGAGGTTTGAGGTACATCAGTTCTGTTTAATTTTAGATAATTTGTATTATTACCAAAATAAACATTCCACTCCTCAGCAATGCTACGACCTTTTACAATCATCAGCTCAGGTACTACCGTTAAATTATGCGCCACTGTAAGACCAGCAGCTCCCGTCCCCGTATAGCAAACCTCATCAAAGAAGCCGGGGGCGCGGCGAAAACTCCAACTTACATAAATGACTGCCGAGCTATTTAAATTTCCATCAATACCTAAAGAATAACCATCCATATTGAAAGCACTAACACCAGAAACTGTATTTTCAGCAGCTGTTGTGTTCATAGAAAGCCGTTGATTTACACCTCTAAGGCGGTCATAGTCTGTGCCGTAATATCCATAATCAGGCGACCTTGGTTTTGTCATAACCATGTCAGGTGAAAAACCAACTCCTGATATTGTTGCAATTGAACCTGTTCCTGAGTATGTAGTGCCTTTATAAACACTCGTCCCCAGCGTAGGCACTTTCATCGGGCCACGGCGTATGGCTATGTAGATGTAGGTTTCACTTGCCGCAAAACCAGTTAAAGAAACTCCTACAGCCGTTGGCAGTGGGCCATTTTCATTTGCGGACTCTGCGGCAGCATTACTCCAGAATAAATATGATGCTGTATTTACTGTCGCTGGCATTGCTCGCATATTGTCAAACACTGTCCATTGTCCAGAAGCTATATTCTTTCGCATGAATAACTGCGGTTCATACCCAAGGCTCACCGTAGCGTTACCACTGCCATCAGTAGTAAACGACCCACACGAAATCACATTGTCCGTACCCGTCAGGCCAAAGCCGCCTGCGTCATGGGCAAAGAGGTAGGCTACGTATGTTGCGCCTGATGCGTTAACACTTGCGTCAGTGCCTACGCTGAAGACTGTGCTTGTAGGGGTTGTGCTGTTCCACCATGTTGCGCCTGTAGCTTTGGCGGCTGTGCTGTTTAAAACAAGGTATTCGGTATTGGCAAGACTGCGATGGTAGACAGCCCAATCATAACCATACGTAGTTGTTCGCTTGACCATAATACAACCCGGCACTGAGCCGAGATTGTGGGCAATAGTTCTGTTAACTCCTGTCCCCGTATACGTCAAAACATCAAAAAATTTTGCTTGCTCTCGGAATGTCCACGAGACAAAGTTTTCACCAGAAGCATTGACATTATTTGCCGGGCCTATCCTATACCCATTACTATTAAATTGATTTAAACCATTTGATTCCGTTGTCTGCTGTCCTGCGTCATCACTGGTTATTTCAAATGTTGCCCCTCGCACAGTGTCAATTAAACTATTTGTTCTTGCCGCACTTCTATCTTTACTCCAAGTCAATCCACCCTTACCAGACAGGTCAATATTATTGATGATGGTTTGCGTAGCACCTGTACCCGTATAAAGAAACGTGCTGAACACGTCCTCAATGTAGTTGGCAACAGTCGCCTGTGCAAACTCACCAAAGCCTTGGGCTGATGCCGCACCCCTTGTTTGTACTAATGGCATATCAGTCCTTATGCAAACTTGGTCTGCGAGGCAAAGACAGTGAATGCCGCACTGCCCGTCTTCACGATGGTGTACATATAGACGTCGACCGAACTTGCGTTACCAGCCGCTGGTGCTGTGCCGCCTTGATACTTGGGAGTCACTGTTGTGCCATCTACCTGAACCACATTGTTGTAATAGGCAGTCGAGCCTTGCGTGACCAAGAAAGCCACAGTCACAGACTGCCCCGTAGTCATGGCAGTGTTCAACGATGTGCCGCTGGACGCCCTGAAGTTGACAGTCCAGTTGGCTGATGCGTTGCTAGTGTAATACTGGACAGACTGGGTGGTGACATCGTAGTTGATCGTGCCTGTAGCCGCTGTTGCTGAGACTGTTGCCACCTCTGCCGTGTCGTTCAAAATCATCGCAAGGGTAGCTGATGTACCGCTGAATGTCTGAGTACCTGTAAAGGTCTGGGCCGTAGATAGACTTGCCACATCAGACAGGGTGTTGCTACCAAAAGCAATGGTCTTGTTGGTCAGCGTCTGGGTTCCCGTTGCCGTGACAAGGTTGGTTGGCGTGATGATGTCAGATAGGGTTGTCATGGCTTACTCCTGAGTGGGCCAAACGACAGTGTTTGGGAACCCTGCTTGTGCTGGTACATCGCGCAGTGCTTGGCGGTATGGGGCATATTTATCTTTAGTGGCTTGGGGCGTATCAGCACCCTGAGTCCAGTCCGTTGCAGCTAGTTTTGCGCTGCGCTCTGCCCTAACCTCTGCGGCTTTGCGGTCGTTAGCGCCAGCATCCCACGCTGCCTTCTTTGTATCGTATTCGGCTTGCTCTTCAGCCGTATAGGGAATCTGAACAATCTCGCCAGTGCTTACATTTGCTTGTATGGTGTGCATGATGATTCCTTAAATGTACGCAATGTTGATTTGTCCAGCGTCAAATGTATCTGTTCCACCGCTAGTTGTAAGACGAACACGATCAAGCACCGCTGAGAGTGATTTGGTTCCCGCTGTAGTAAAAGTTATGTCGCCAGCAACAGTGTCACATAACAATCCAGTTCCAGCCCACGTAAATGCCGATGAATTTTCAAGAGTTAAAGTAATGCTGCCATTCAACTGCTGCGAAGCAACAATAGATTGAATAGCATAGCCCGATGCGGCTGTGGAGAAACCGATGGTTGCGCCGTTAAAAACATGAGAATTGCTCGTATATCCTGTAGTCTCAATTCCGCCAGAATCACCTATTTGAAGCAGTTTATTAGATGTTCCGTTTGTGGAAACGCCAACAAATGAAATTATGATTTGCTTAACACCCGCTGGAATCCCCGTAAAGTCAATGCTTGTGCCAGAGGTTGTAGCTACCGGGGTGCCAAGCGTAAAGCCAGCAGAAATAGCGGCCCAAGAAGCATCGCCACGCCAGAATGTAGAAGCCGAGGCAGATGTGCCGCTGTTTAAATTAGTAACCGGCAAGTTACCCGTTACGCCAGTAGTCAGAGGCAGTCCCGTTGCATTGGTCAGCGTCCCGCTTGCTGGTGTACCAAGGACAGGTGCAGTCAATACCGGGGCTGTCAGCGTCTTGTTGGTGAGAGTCTGTGTCCCGGTCAGCGTGACAGCCGTGCCGCCATTGCCGCCAATCTGTGCAAACACTTCCCAGCTTGCTGTACCAGAACTGTTGTAGACAAACTGAACAGACGCCCCGCTGATGTCGCAAACCAAGTCCTGCGCCACATCAGCTATGTTGTTTCCATTGCGCCCTACGGTGAGGTTGTTTGTCCCCCAAGTACCCGCCGCATCAGCAACGATGACCTGATCTCCATTGGATGGAGACGCTGGCAGGTTAACCGTGAATGCCCCGGCAGTTGTGTTGGTCAGCACACCATCATTTGCAACGGCAGTGTAGTTGGATGTTTTGGTGGTGGTGTAGGTGATGCCGCCAGCCGCTGGTGCGCTGGACGCCCAAGTTGTACCGTTACTTGTCAGCACGTTGCCCGTGGTGCTTGGCGCTACAAAGGTGGGTGCTGATGTGCCGTTGCCCAAGATGACGTTGTTGGCGGTGAGGGTTGTCAGGCTTGTACCCCCAGATGCCACCGGCAGAGCAGCGCCGAGAGTCAAAGCGGAGAAGTAGTTTTCGGCTGTAATGATGTCTGTGCCGTTGCTGACTAGGGCTATCTTTGCTGCGGCTGGGATGGACACCCCGGTCTGGCCTGTGACCTTGAATGTGATGGCAGATGCGGTGTTATTGAAAACAAAGTACATCTTTGTTTTGGCTGTGGGGACGTTTACCGTACCGCCGCCTGTGCCGTTAAGCTGGATGTAGATGCTCCGGGCTACTCCCGTTGTACCGTCAGGAATGGTCAGTGTGTCTGAGCCTCCAGTGGCTGAAAATGCCTGATACCCCAACGCTTCGTCGAGCATGTTGGTAATGTTGGAATTGACCGTTGTGCCCCAAGTACCCGACAACTCTCCCGTAGCGGGTAGGGCCAGAGCCAGATTTGTACTGAATGATGTTGGCATTAAATCCTCCTAAGTCGTCGAGACAGCAGACCAGTTGGCTGTCTGCGTATTATCTATCACACTCCAAGCAAACGCTTGCGAGATTGACCCTGCTGATCCGGTTGAGCTTACTCCAACAAGCGCAATACTAACTACAGACCCGAGACTACCTACTGATCCTGTTGCACTAACCCCTGTCACCGGGAAACTTACACTTGCAGTAACTGTACCTACCGATCCTGTTGAACTGACTCCGGTAAGTTCTGCGGTTAAACCACCACTAGATGTCCCAACTAAACCCGTGGCTGACACACCTGTGAGCGCAGCCTGACTGCCACCCCAAGTGTTACTACCCCATGTGCCATCGCTCCATGCTGTAGACATACCACTTTATGCCAGCCGTAACAATCCGGTGGACGCATCATTGGTTGGCATCGTTAGTGAAAACGTACCCGCCGCCACCGTCTGAGCCGTGAAAGTAAATACCGCTACAGCGTTCTTGCCTGCATTGGTGTTGTTGTACAGCAGCATGGCATCAAAAGAAGTTGCCAAAGTGACGGTTGTGTAGGTAATGGTCGCTGAAGGGGTCAGGAACGCCGTTGTTGTTGTGTTGCTTGGTGCTGTACCAAATGTAACTACAACCCCGCCAGTGGTGTACCCCGTACCCGACACTTCTGTAACCGCACTTGTAAACGAAGTTGTGGTGGTTCCCAGTGAACTTGCCGCCGTGTACAGGGCTGCTTTAAACACATCGGCTGTAGCTACAGTGTGTGCCGGTATATTTGTAGCGTTGAAAGCGTGAACTGCATTAAACAGGTCTACTTTGAACGAGTTGGTCATGCATTGTGTATTTGCCACGGTATTTCCTTAAAATTCAGCGGTTTCGCCAAAAGTTACGACAGCACGTTTTAGTTGCACATGCGCCGAACGATGTACCAATTCACCACCCAACCAGTATTCAATCCATGTTGTGGTTTCGTTGTCGTTGTCTATGGTTCCTTCCCGCTTGTCCAGCAGGGCTTCGTCCATCAGACCTTTGGTGGTTGTGATCATGGTAGCCTTATCAATGCGCTTGTTGCGGAGTTGGTGGGCATTACAACTGTGAACGATGCGGTGGTGGTTTTGTCAGCGCCGAAGTCCAATACTGCCACCGATTTGTTACCCTTGGATGTATTGTAAATCAGCGCACCCCGTGCTGTAAACGCGCCTGTAGTCCATACCACGTTGGTGAAGTTTACAAAGGCAGTGGTGTCTGTGACACTGACCGAGATGCCTGTCATCACCTGACCTGTCGCGGTGTAGCCTGTACCTGAAATCTCCCCACTTGCTGTGTAAACAGTGGTAGTAGCCCCCAAATCGGCATTGGCAGTGTACAACGCCATGTAGAAGGTGTCTGTGGAGAAATCATGTACCGCTTGAAGCAGTTGCTGCTTAAAGGATGTGGTTAGGGTTTGGGCAATCATGTTACTGGAATCCTAGCCTGCCCACTGCGGTATGCGTCCTGACGCTCTAAACCATCACCCAGACGTTTAAGCTGTGCCAGTGCTTCACCCAACTTGGTGTTGTACAGCATAACCATGTCCTGCTCACCCTTCATGTAGGTGTAGGCTTCAACCAGTGTCCCATACAGAAGGACGGGGTCGTAGTTGTCACCGAGCCATGTGGTTGAGGCGGTGACGATGGACTCTGGGTAGTAGAAGTAGTGGAGTTCTGTGCTGTACGCAGCGTCAGGTGTGGGGCCAAGGATGAACGTAAGCTCTGTTTCGTTGTCTGACCGGGGTCCAAATATGGCGTAATACTTGGGCGCTCCGGTGGACGTTGGCTTGGGATACGCTTCCCTGATGAAGTTCACATCCTTGTTCAGCAGGTACGTGTACGCCCCAGTAGTGGGGTTGATTGCTGCCAAGGAAAATGTGGACAGGAAATCAGTGGGGCACTGGAGGTACTTGTTGCTGGCTGTTGTGCTGCCCGTGACGTTCTTGCGTAGGGATGGAAGCTGTACGGCGTTGTAGATGCGTTTCTCTGCCTGCGTAATAAACACATTCATGTCCGTCGTAGGGAACGTATTCTCCGTGTACGAGGAGACCGCAGCAACCAACGCAGCGTAGTTCATGCCATCGGACCCCGAGACATCGTGCCTTTAGTAGCGCAACCAGTTCCGCGCATCGTGATACCAGATGTTTTTATAGGTTCGTTACCAGCCGACTTGCTGATGTTGCCAATGCTAACGTCCAAGGTATCGAGCTTACTACGGTTGGGGGGAAAGCCGGGGTTAGTGCCAAACTCTACTGGAGCTTTGGTCATTTTCTTTCCATCCATCGTATGCGGTTGTGCATAGACGGCAGCGGAGCCAACTTCTTTGCCCATAAGTTTTTGACTGAACTTAGCCATATTAACCTCCGCGACCAGATTTCTGGTTCATCACTTTAGCCATGCCACGACCATACTTCATCATGTCCATGTCGGTCTTGCCACCTTTGGCAAACTTGGTTTTGGGTTTGCCGGGATGCAGCTTTCCCTCGTGCGTATGCACCATGTTTGCAATCATCTTCTTGTCCTGCTTTTTGTCTGCCTTGTCCATATCAACTCCTAAGTTACTGTAACTGAACCAAGTTCTAATGCTGCTACCAAGTAATTTGGTGTCAGCCCATTATCGTTTGCCCTAGACCCGCCCACGGGGTTCCAGTTCCACTGAAATACTCGGCTTCCTTCGCCTGAGTAGCCGTCCACCAGCAAGCCCGAAGCGTAGTAGCTCAAATCTCTGCGCGGCTCCCGCACTCCTTGTGGATCATCTACCGGGTACATCCCCAACTGTAACTGAGGTTGATCTGGTGTCCAGCAGGTTGGGCACACTAGCAAGTTGTAAGTTTTGGTCTTGACAACTTCTTTCTTCAGTTCCTTCAGCTTGTAGCGGAACCCGCAGCGGTCACATTCCGCTATCGAATTCTTACCGGATGAAAACCTGTTGCCCATGTCTAGCCTAGGAACATTTGTCGGGGCACAAATCGAACTGAGGCTTTCTCACGGTCCTCATCCTGCGCCAACTGCCATGCCTCATCATATTGCATCTTCAATACCTGCAGCCGCTCCATTCCGTTGGGTATCTTGAGTGCCAAATAGTAGGCTAACCCTGCCGCTACGCACGGAATAAACCTGAACGGCACATCCATCGTATCCGAGCCGTCCCCAGCGTTTTGGTTCCTACGCAACCGCCAGTACACAAAGGTATAGGTCTGGGAGCCATCAGGCGTGGGCCATACGCTGATTGCAGGGGGATTTGATACATACACGGCTGTACCCGTTGTATGCGTGGCTGCGGTGGTGTTAGCCTGCCCTCTGGAACATGCGGTCAGGACATTGCCTACGATGTAACCGTAATAGATGATCTCGCTGTCTACCTTGATGTAACCAGCAGCAGCTAGTCCTATGACAGAATCCAAAGTGATCGTGGTGGCTGTGGCAGTCACTGCACCACTAAGTGCTAGGGTTGTGGCGGAAGTTTGACCCGAGTTGCGCTGGATCATCACCTGAATGGGTCTAGCTTGCGTCAGCTTGTTAGGCAACGTAGCGTAGGTACTGACGCTAATACGTGTGATGGTCAGGTCAGATTGATTAGAAGTTGAGTTGGCATTTGTGCGGATGACATGCTCAAGCAAGTCTACGGTGTCCACCGGCAGAGCGTATGTGTTCAAACCCTGAGTCAGGGTAAACGATCCCTGCTCAATCGTCCACATGTTGATGCCCCGGTTGGCCCAGTCAGCAAACATGATGTTGAGTGACCGACGCGCTGTACGCATGTCATAGCCCGTGCGAAGTTCAGAGCCTGCGCGTTCAAACGCATCCTCAATGACCTCACTCAAGTCCATGTCAAAGTTAGCAACGCCCGAAGTTGTCATTATCTAAATCCTGCGGTTTTCTTTGCTATGCCCTTGGGTTGGGCTACGAATTGTTTTCCAGCAGCTTTACCTGCTCTCTTGGCCTTGGTTGTCGCTGCATACTCAGCAGGGCTAAGACTTTTGATAGCCGCCTCTGGCAAATACCGCTCCCCCGTCTTACTCGACGGTTTACCAGACTTGGTGCGCCATTTCTGGTCACCCCAATCCTTCAAAGACTGCTGCGGTGCTTTCAATCTTTGTACCCGCCGCCTGCGGCCTTGTATCGTTTAGCCATAACTTGTGCTTTTCTCGCGCTCCATTGCCCCGCGCCTGTGCCAGCGGTGGCCTCTGCCTTTACGGCATTAAAAATCCGTTTACGCAGACCCGGCTTGGTGTAGTTTCCCGCTTCGTTGACCTTTGACTTTACAGCCCCACCCTCTTTGTACTGCGTGAAGTCCGTGTTGTCACGGCGTGCCGTTTTCTTGGCCTTTGGCATCTTGGAGGGGTTGATGTCCCCCATGCCACGAGAGGCTCTCATTTAGCACATCTTTCCACGGGTCTTACCCCGCTGGGCGATACCATCAGCACGGGATGAGACTGAACCGCCAGAAGCAAAGGACTCGTCGCCGCGCATTTTTGGCTTGTAATCGGTGCCCATGCCTTTGAATGGACCTTTCATATCAGAATTGGAAATTTGCATGGCGCTACGGGGTTCTTTTACGGACTTACTGGTTCCGTACATACCTTTCCCTGATGTAGCTAACTTAGCCTCGTATGCGGAATTACGATCTTGCAAAGACTGATATTTTGGTTTTGCTACAACATTTTTGCCACGCCCCTCAGTGGAGAATGCTTTTTCAGTTGCAGATGGCGTCGATTTTGCCAAATCAGTAGTGTATTTTTTCCCATTAAACTCAAAAGTCTTGCTGCCAGCAGCCTTAGCTTCTGTAAATGCCGCTTTAAAACTATTGGGTTTTGAAAACCTATCAGGCTTTGCAAACGTCCTAGATGTCTCATCAGACTCAGGTACATAAGGGTCTCCCTCTTTTTCAGGCAAGATTCTTAACAACCGCGCATGGGCACTTTCTGGCGTAACTAATTCTTCAGCTTCGCCACCGTCTGCAAATTTACGTGTTTTCATACCATTCTCCTTAGCAGGCCATGCCGCCGCTTTTCATCTTGATCTGCTTGGCTTTGGTCTTGCCTTTGGAAGCAACGCCGTCAGCCGAACGGACGAACCCGCCGGTTGCCATCTTCTTCATGGCAGAGTCCTTCATCATCTTGCCATCAGGCATCTTGTGCTTGCCTTCTTTTTTCTTGGCAATCATTGCCATGAAACCGGAGTTCATTTTTGTAGCCATATCACCACCTCGTTTAAAAGATTTGCCTTTGTCGGCGTTACTAAAATCCTTACCCACGGACTGTGGGACACCTACTTTTTTGGCAAAGCCCGGATTGTGGGCTATTGCCTCCATAAACCTGTGCTGCTTTTTGCTGGAGCTTGGCATTTAACACATCCGACCTTTAGTCTTACCGCGCTGGGCTATGCCGTCACCACGGGATGATGCGGAGACTGAACCACCTTTAGCTTTTGCAACGGGTTTATTGGCACGCATTCTTTCTCTCATTGCTTTTATGGTTGGGTCATCATCAATGCCGGGGGTAACGCTATTTTTAAGAGCCTCTAATTGGTCTTTAGCTGTTTGCCGTCTTTGGTCAAAAACATCTTTGGTTACAACCTCATTGTTGTGGTTATAGACAGGGTTCCCTGCCGCGTCTTCTGTAACCCTAAAAATATTGTTCATAATATTCTCCTAGCATTTCCATCTTGCAAGAGCCGCCGCCTTGCGGGTTGGTTTACCCTTCTCGTCTTTCATCGGCCCCGGCATGCCGCTCATCCGGGCGCAGAACGAGTCCTTGCGTGGGCCACCTTGGGGCTGTGGAGCCTTGAGGTTGCTGCCGGTTGCTGCGTTGTACTTAGCTCTACCCTTGGCAGTCAGTCCAGCCCCCTTGGAGATCGGTAGCTTCTCGCCCCGACCAACAGAGAGAACCGGGCCTTTCTTCTTAGCCATAAAACACCGAGAGGCTGGTTAACGAGCCAACGCTTAGCGTCAAATACAAACCTGTACTTGCTAAAATACCTTCGCCGGGGACGAGGACATACGTAGAGTTAGCTACCGTTTGGCTTGTAATGTCCATCGTGAACAAGACTTCGCCCGTGGCGCTACCATCACGAATTTCTAATGTGCAAGCAGTGCTTACGGCTGGCGTAACAATGAAGCCTTTTAGCCGTGTACGCCCTGCATAATATGACCCAGCGGTACTGCGGTGCGCTGACTTAACGTCGGTTTGCATCATAATTAATCTCCTGTAAAACGGGGGCCGAAGCCCCCAAGATCAATTAAGCAGACGCTGGGAACTGCAAACCAGTAGAGTCGGCAACCACGTACATGATTGTGTACTGCACAGTACCTGCGGTCACCGCTGCAACAGTTGGAGTCATTGTGGCAACCACTTTAACGTCTGTAGCGCCGATACCAATACCGTTGGGGGATGTAGTAGAAGCTGCAC